GAGATTCTGTCATAAAGATTATCTTCAACAGCTTCCTCAGTGATTGCAAAACCAAGTGCAATTGTTTCATGTGTGTAACGTGCTGTGAAAGTTTCTGTTGCATTATCATAGATAATTGATCCACCTTCACTCTTCGTTCTTGCATTACCAAATCCTGATAACATTACTTCTTCTTCGAATGCACGATCTGAAGTTTCTGTATCAAAAATTTCTGCGTGTTGAGCGTCATAACGCCCGTACTCCAAGCCGAACAGAGCGTTCAAACCTGGCTCTAACTCTTTAACGAGTTGACTTCTAGAAATAGCCATAATTTAACCTCCTATATGCCTGTAGTATCTCTAAACTGATGCTTATTAATTCTAACAAGAATGTTAGCGTTAGCAGCAGTATAGTCACTATTGTCAACATCAGTTGATAATGCGACAACAGCGAAGTTTGATGCACTGCTAGTTGCAAAAGTATCACCGTCAATAGCAACGTTAGAAATACCTGATGTGGTATCTCCTACGCTATATGATGCGATGTTAGCTGTTGAACCAACCTGTGCTAATCCAGCGTTTGCGTCATCTACTTTGACCTCAAACACCACATCTGGATCTGTGATTACGTTAGCTACGATATCACTTGCTACGATGCCGCCTGGATAGTGATTTGAAAAAGTTGGTTTAGACGTTGTTGGGTCTGTATAAAAGCAACCATTAAAAACTCCAATAAGTTCAGCACCTGCAGAAGATCCACGAGAAATCGATCCGTTTGCATTTAATACAACTGGATCGCCTTGAAATATTGAATTTGTCTCGTTACTAGCAATTGACAACTCTTGTTGGCCTTGACCATTGTAAGCTGCACCAAGCATTTGAACGGGACGGAATCCAAAGTTTCCTTGTTGATTTGCCATAGTTCATCTCCTTTGTATTTAAGTATCTTAGGATGGTTTCTTATTGCCACCACCAAAAGATACACGACTTTGCCTATCATTATTCATAGGCATACTAGGATGTTGCTCCCTCAAAGGATCTGTTTCCCAAGCTTCTGTCTGTTGATCAGTCA